ACAAATGAGACATCCATGCCTAAAAAAACCTGCCTATCGGCTTCATCAAAGATTCTTTTACCTTCTTCATCTTTGGCTTTAATCATAATAAGATCTAATAAACTGCTAAAGCTTGGAATGTCACCATTGCTTATAGTCTTATAAAAGTCTGGATGGTTTTTTCTAATTCTCTCATCCTCTCGGACAGTCATCTTAGTAAAATAGATATTTAAGGGCTGATCTTCAGCTCCTAACTCAGCAACTTGGATGCAGAATTTTTCTTGCTCCAATTGCATCGCTTTCATGCGATCACTAATAAGGCTCATAATTAAGATGCAGTAGATTCTGCTAAAGTTCCAGATCCTGTTAAACTGACATCTGCAGTGAAAACTCCGTTAGCTTCACCAGTCCACGATAGACTAGACATAAGCGCTGAACCTGTTAAATATTTAGCACCCGTTGCAGTGCCTTCATAATAAAAGCTAACTTCTACTGTTCCGGTGTTACCGGCTGTAGCTGTAAGTATTGCAGTAGTTGCCGTATCTGCAGCATCATAGAATATACTTAAACTTCCAGTCCAGCTATCAAGTGTATTTACAAAAGTCTTTGCTGTTGTTGATATTGCAGATGTTTCTGCGTTATCTACTGTTTTGTCAATGCTAAAACTGCTGCATTGTAATAATGTATCTGATCCAATTTTAATAACTGCATCCGATCCTGTTGCATATGCCATATTTTACTCCTGTTATAATGGTTGACTAGCGTTCAATACGTTATTCATGTATCGAATTTTATAGGATAATGTGACCGTTCCTATCGGCTTCTCCCCTTCTGAGGTGAATGCAATAACTGTATTCTCTAAATATTGAGTCACAGCTAAGTTATTTAATGTAAGATCTGCCCCTAGAGCATTTTCTACCTGTAGGGCTATCGTATCTAATGTGTCCTCTATGCCGGTATTAGCTTCTGCGTAGCCAATAATAATAAGATCTAATTCTCTATCTAATGTAACGTCTGGGCCTATAGTGCTAATTTCACTATTTTCATTTTCAGTATAAATTTCTAAACAAGGTAATTGAGACTGCGTTAAATTATAAAGCCTTGTATCTTGAATATTGCTCCCAGTTAAAGGTAGCCCCGTAAGATCAGAAACGACTCTGGTTCTTATTTGTTGTCTGATATGTGTCATGTGTTATTGCCGCTGCAAAATTAAGAGGCTTATGTTAGTGCCATCTCGTTCAATTATTTTGACTTTGAAGTTTTGATCAATATTATTTACTGGTATGATCAAAGTGTCATCCTCCTTGCCCCCTGTAGGGATGTCAGATGTTTTAATAGTAAATTGTGGTTGTGAGGTTGAAACCGGAGCATTTAGTTCATCAAATCCAGAATAGAAATCATTAGTAAATACTCCAGTAACAACATAATTATCGTTATTACTTGCTAATCTCCATGTAGCCGTACTGGCAAAATCATTGAGATTAAAAAAAGCATCATTCGCTAGGTTTAGCATTGTCTATTTCTATTTTTTGGGTAGAAACTGGCTCAGATTGTTCTAAATTATAGGTAGCAATCTTTTTATCGACAAGTTTATCAGCATACACGCCGCCAACATCAATAATATCGCCTTTTTTTTGAGATATTCCTAAGATTTCTGTTTTCACAAGTAATTTTACTTTAGTCACGATGATTCACCTCAGATGATTTAGTTGCTTTATCAGATTTTTTAACTTTTGCTTTTTCTTTAGTTTCTGCAGCAACTCCAGTATTAATTAAAAATTTAGCCTCTGGTAGTTCCAGATCGACTATTGATCCAGCTAATTTAGTTACACCATTGAGTCGGGTGCTTTTTAAGATTGTTATTTTCATAGTATTCAAGGGAACGGATTTCTCCGCTCCCTTCCCTTGATAATCGTTAAGCGTTAAAGCCATTAGACTGATACACAAAATGCGAGAGGATGTTTCACCGCAAAATCAACACTACTTAAAGCAATGACGCGTAAACCGCCCTGTAAAGCAAGCGCTGAGCTATCACTGATAACCTCTAGTCCACCCCAAGTTGCTACTAAGAACTCTGAAGAAAAATCTCCGAGAACCCAAGTATTAGCAGTTACTTGTGAGCTGATAAGTACAGATCGACCATCTAGGCGGCCATCTATAGAAGCAACTGGAGATCCAGCGCCATTTGTAGCTAGTGACTTAGTTAAGCCATACTGAGCAGGTGTAGTAATCCATACTGCATTTGTTCCAAGATCTACGTTGGAATTATATACCGCACTTTCCATAGCAATTAGCTCGGCATAAGTAGGCGCTCCACCTGCTAAAAAACCTGTCGCATTTACACCGGCGGTGAACTCAATGCCCCGCGGTGATGCTGCAACTGCTGCAGGATTACCAGCAATAGCTGCTTGATCCCATGCAGTACCCATAGCTTGTAGTAATTGTCTACGAACCATAGCTTCAACACTGAACCCGTTTGTGTTTTGGAGCAGCGTTCTAGTCATATCAACAAAACACCCATTAGTGTGTTCAGCTAAAAGTACGCTATCAAATGCTGGATCTGAAGCTGCTACATTAACGCCCTCTCCCACCCAATTAGAGGTAGAATTTGCGGTCGTTCTGGGAATTGAGATATTGCCTAGGTTATTAGCTAAAACGATGGGATTTGAAGCTAAAACAGTACTAAATGGAGTTAAAGCATCAATCATATCCTGATATCTAAGATCTGTATAAACAACAGGCGCTGCAGATCCTACAGCCGTTGATAATACTCTTTCTTGAGTAGAAGACCATTTATTTGTTACATCTTCAGGAACAAAAAAGCCTTTAGTTTCACGGCCAATTTTCTTGCCATGCGCTCTAGATGCTTCAAATTCAAATGCAGCTTCTTCCATTGGAATTAAGCCAGCTTGTGCCTTTGCAGCTTTAACTATACTAAACTCTCTAGTTTCTTTTTGAGTTAAGCCAACTTCAGCAGTTTCTAAAGGTTTATTCTCAATTTCTTGAAGTAAAGCGCCTCTAAATGAGTTTAAAGATACACCTTTTGCAACTGCTTCGTCCGCTAGATGTTTTTTCTCATGCCTTGATGCTAGTGCATAAATTTCACTAATATCCTTTTCTCTTTTAGCAACTGCTTCTGTTGTTGCTACTTTTATTTGAGCGTCTAAGTTAGTTTCTCTAACTCCTTCAGCTACTACTTCTGCTTCTATTACTTTTTCCATCTTAATCTCCTTAATAATGGGTTTTTGTTGTTGTAATGATAACGAACGGCCTAGGCCTACGGATTGATCGGCTGCCATACTGACAACTGACACCTCCAGAGGCGTAAATTTTGCTCTATAGGTTTCTTCGTCTGAATCTATATCTACTTCGCGCTCTAAGTTATCTATTGAATAGCCAATAGAAATTTGGCTTCTTATATTATCTAAAACGTCCTCAAACACTTCATTAGCTCTTGCAGATTTACCAAATCTAACAGTTGCGTAGAGCCGTCCCTGACTCTCATCTAATCTAGTGCCTTCGATAACGCCTATTTGGTCGCGGCTGTTGTGGTCCATTAATAATGGAGCTTTGTTATTCAGCCTATCAAGATTAACGTCACCCGCCCTATGTGATAAGACTTCCCAGCCAAAATCACGCAATACGGGAGATTCAGAACTAACAGCCATGCTTATTGTTCGGCTATCTACTTCGTCCCTCTCAAATTCTAATGGAAAAGCTGCACGATGCTCTATATTCTTTTCCTGTTTAGTGTCAGTTTTAGTTTCATCTACAACCTCACTATTTTCAATAGTCATTTCCTCTGTTTCATCTTCTGTAATTTCTACTGTTTCATCTTCATAAGATTCAGCTTTAAGAAATTTAACAGTATAAGAGTCATCATCTTCAATAATTTCCTCTATATGTCTTTTTTTTATTTCTTTATTCATTATTTTCCTCACTGGTGTTAATTTCTCCATCTTGATCAAATGGTACGCCCGTTTGTGCGTTATATTTTGTGCCATAAGGCTCATAAGCCAGATCAATATTCATTTTTTCAGCTAAACCTGCTTGTGCATCTAATTCTGAGAAATGAGTACTTAACTGCTTTCCTGACTGATTTAATACGTCCTGCATAGTTGCTAGACCGTTATTTATATTCATAGCGTTGGCTTGCGCCTCTTTAAGAGGATCAACGGAGTGATAACCTCTAGGATTAAATGTTACTGGCTCAGACCATTTATTAAATCGGGCCATAGGTAAATTTAAAGTGCCGGATGTAATCGCCATTTCTAACCATTTTCTATAAACCGGAATGCAAAAGTGACTAATCACAAAAGATTGACTAGCTTTATATCCATCACGTTCATCTAATAGCCCGACACGGGCTGACGAATAGCTAGTTTGCGTCAAATCATTGGATAAGGACGCATAAGACACCCCCAAACCAGAGGCTATTGTTCTTAGCATTGCTTTATCAAATTCACCTACACCCGTGTTCGGATGATTCCAGTTAGCAAATTCTATATCTGTTCCCTGCGGTAATAGATCTATTGTCGCTGGCTCAAAATTCATAGCTGGCATAGTGCCGGCCTCGCCATCTAAAAAGGATTCCGTAGACATTGAATCGCCAACAGGTGTTTTAATAAATGCCATTTTGGAAGCTGCAGCCTTAGAGGCTACTAGCTCTGATAATCTAAAATCTTGTAACCACTTTATAGCCGTCATCGTTGAGGCTAATTTCTGTGGATAACCTCTAGTTTGTCCGAATCTATCAGGATCGAATAAATGTAACATTTTATTAGCCGCTATCCTGCTTGGCTGATTTGATCCATTGTATGTGCTATTGGTCGCTACAGTTGTGGTATATGGATTAGGATTAATCCAATAAGCAAGAGGTTTTTGAGTAAGATTATCAATCTCAACTCCCATTTTAATTATATTACCGTTAGGCAATTGTTTATTTAAATTACTATCAATGTGGTCAGGCTCTAAAAAAGATAATTTTAATCCTTCTGGAGTATTAATATATTGACACATGACTTCGCCATCTCTAGCTAAGCCCTCAACTATCATATTATATATATCTGGCATTGAGTAAGTGTCAGAAACTTCTGGATTTCTACACCACTGATACCAATTGTACTCTATATTATCGTTATCATTATCATCTAATTTGCCGTCCTCATTGCGGCTATGAACTTGAATCTTAAAGCCTTCTCCGTTCCCTACTACACCCTGCTTAATAAGCTGAAAATAGCGCTGAACGATAGGATTATTTCTAGCTAGATCTCTCGTTCTATTTCTTAATATAGTCAGATTGCCTTGTAGCTCCGCATCGGGAGAGCTATCGTTTGACTTCCAATCATTAAAAAGCCTTCCGCCACTAGCGCCGGTAAAATTCCTAGAGCCATTTAAGCTTTTTCTTTTATTGCTTTTTTTAAATCTATCCCAAAACGCCATTATATATCCTTAAAAACCTGAGTTACCAGTAAAATTAGCTCGTATTACTTGACCAGTTTCTAGGCCTTGTTTAGCTCTATTCTGTCTTAGCTCAGCTATTACTATGCGCTCGTATTCATGTTTAGTTTCTATAAGTTCCAGAGGGGTTAACTTGGTTAAACTTCTACCGGCTATACTGTAACTTGAGGAATCATCTACAAAGCGACCTTCTAATAGAGCCTTAATTTGCTCTAAAACTTTCTCAGCGTGACTCCTTAGATCTCTGCCAGTGTTTTGTAAGTTAAAATCAGGCATTATTTGAAGTTGGCCTTCATAAACTATAAATCTTTCACCTGCGGCATTACTTACAAATCCCTGCCCCCTATAGTTAGTAGGAGCAACAACATCAGATAAAGCAGAAGTATAATTTACCCTAAAATTATTAGAATTATTAACAGCCAATATATCAAAGTTATATTTTCCGTCAGATGATCTAAAATAATAAGTTAACGTCCACGTTGCCGCTGGGAAATCAGAAATTAAACTTCTTTCCCATCTCCAAGTAGTACCTGCATAAACTATAGTTGGCTCTTTTGAGGCGTATTCTACGCCCAGATCTGAAATAGTCATTTAGGCTGAACTCCTATAGAAAAAAGGCGCACGAATGTTCGCGCTTCGTCTGTAACAATTGTATTTAAAAGATCGTAAAAATAGCCGTTACGTCCTCCAGAAATAAAAACATCGGTAGTAGTACCGCTAATAGTATTTGATACTATTGTTATATCTGCAGAAGAAGCCGTCCAAGTTGAACCAGTAATATTTTCACCTGCTCCAACAAGCGCAGACCAATCAATAGAATAATCTAAAGTAGCACCTACGCTTTTAGTAGCATCAACTGTCTGGAGGGCAACATTATACGGTGATTGCACCATATTAGCCTCCAAAATTAAGTTAACGTAGCCATTCCTGCGCTTGCAATAGTTACAGAAAATGTCGAATTTGAACTGGAGACTGAGCCGCCACCAGTATCTAAATCAACATAGGAAACAAGCTCATTCGAAACAGTTGAATCAAATAAAATTAAATATTTTCCCGTAATTGTAACATTGCTTCCGAAACTGATATCGCCTATATCAATATTTATAGTCGAGCCAGTAGCCGTTATACTCTGTCCAGTAATTGTCTGGCGAGAATAATCAGCATCACCGACCTCATTTGTAATGTCAGTAAGGTTAGATTGTGTTAGTGCTGGCGTATAGCCAGATGTAGCTAACACTGCAATAAGTGTATCAGTGTCTAAATCAAATGTGCTGTTTGCTATTTGTAATTTAGAACTATCGTAAAATGTAAATGCTCCTGCGGCCATGGTAGTCTCCTTTTAAGCTGCTTTTATTATAACTTTGGTGTTTTTAATGGTTGTTAATTTCCTATTATCTGAAGCGATTAATTGTCCACCGCTTCCACCTCCGCCAGTTTTAATTATTGGTATTTGTCCTAAGAGTAATAATTGACCGCTGGTAGCTGGTATAATTGCCTCTATTACTATTTCTACAGTTTGTCCCTGTAGATTTAGAGTCCCAGATCCTACCGGTATTTCATCGCCATCTTGAACGGTGACGGTTTGACCTGTAAGAACTAAAGATCCTGCGAGGGGGAACAATTCTTCCCCTTCCACAAATTCTACTGTTTGGCCTGTTAAATTTAACACGCCCGCATTTAATGGTATTACATTGCCATTATTAATATCTGGATCTTGACCAGATAAAATTAAATTATCAGATGCAGGATTAGTAATTGATCCGTGCGTCATTTCTACTGTTTGGCCCGTTAAGGATAAACTAGCATTTGCTGGCTCTGCTTCAACGTCTACTTTAAATTCTGCTAATTGTCCTGTTAGCGTTAAACTTCCATTTAAAGCCTCAGTAACAAAACCTCCATTTTCCTCAACTGTCTGACCAGTTAAGGTTAAACTAGCATTTGCTGGCTCTGAATTTACGGCCGCAACAATAGTTGCTGCTTGCCCTACTAAAGATAAATTAGCACTAGCAGGATTAGTATCAGCTCCGGAAGTTATAGTAACTTCTTTGCCTGTTAGAACTAATGCGCCACTAAATACACCTATATTATCGCCATCTCTTACGGCTGGTGTTTGTCCAACTAATGATAGAGTTGCATTATTTGGCTCTAATTTATTACCATGTGTTAAGCTAGGAGCTTGCCCAGTTAATACCAAGCCTACAGAAGCAGGATTACTATTTGATCCTGCAAATACTTCCCCAGTCTGTCCAGTAAGGCTTAAAACCCCATTTGTAGGCTCATTAATACTTCCGGCTGTTATATCTGGTGCTTTACCGTCTAATATTAGCGAGTCTTGTGCTGGATTAGCAATCATGCCCGCTGCAATACTTGCAACTTGACCTGTAAGGGTTAAGCTTCCCGTTCCGGCTTCTATCTCTACTGCTTGCCCTGCTGAAACATCAGAAAAGGGCAGCTCATCAAATGAGGTGAAACCAAACATTTTTTAATCCCCTAAATTTTCATCTTTTAAGCGAGGATCTACCCAATCAGTGTCTAAAATCCAACCATCTTCAGGTGTGTAAAAATACTTATATCCGCAATAGTCATTGTCAGGAACATTCTCAACACCATAATAAAAATTATTATTATCTTGAGTGACTCCTTGAAGTGATAAGATATCAATTCCATTAGCGTCAACAATAACGGTTTTATTATTTTCCTCATCTCTTGTAGTGATACCATCTTCAAATAAATAAATGGATTTGTCAGCATTTCTGATAACTAACTCTGTCCCATCCTCAACAAGTATCGTTTTATCATTTTTCCATGTTATTGTAATCATTAGCTTTAATTCCTAATCTATTAATATTTCAGTTGTTGAAATTGCTTTTCCTATTTTGACTGACACT